CCCTTACGGATTCAAGAAGTTCAAGGAAGGACACATCGTACACGACGATCCATTCGGTTACATAGCGCAAATCTCTGCCTACGCTAAGGCTAACGGAAAGACAGAAGCTGCGTTCGTAGCTATTGACAAGAGCAGCGGCGAGATTTGTGTCTGCCCTATCAACAGAATGGAAATGATTAATCCTGAAAATAGAATCAATGAAATCAAGACGTTCCTTAAAAGTAAAGAGCCGCCTGCTAAATGCTACGATCCTGTTCCTGACGGTAAGTCTGGTAATATGCGGCTGGCTGTTGGCTGCGATTTTTGTGACTTTAAACGCGAGTGCTGGAAAGATGCTAATGGCGGTAAAGGTCTACGGACATTCGCGTATGCTTCAGGCACAAAGACTTTCACGGAAATATACAGAGAACCTGACGTACCGGAAGTAGTCTGCGTTGACTAACAAGTATCGCTCAGGTTCCGAAAGGAATGCTGGCAACCTTCTAGACAGGTTGTCTGTTCCTTATAACTTCGAACCCTACTATATCAACTACACATGGTTGGAATACAAGAAATATCTTCCAGACTTTGTTCTACCTAATGGGATTGTCCTTGAAGTAAAAGGACGGTTTACATTAGAAGACAGAAAGAAGCACCTTTTTTTAAAGGAAAGTCACCCTAAGTTAGACATCAGATTTGTATTCGACAACCCTAACAACAAACTTACCAAAGGAGGGAAGGCGACTTATGCAGACTGGTGCAACAAGAATGGCTTTATATTTTGCAGTGCCAAGACACTTGAAAGTGTCATAGACGATTGGGCTGCAGAAAAGAATGAAGGATCATCAGCAAGACAAGGACACGTTCCTTCTGTTGGAACTGGAAGAAGTACAGGAAAAAGCGGCAACGCCAGAAAGAGTACTGTTTCTAAGCGTGCTGCTTCAAGCACTGCTGGACGCAACAAAGCCGGAAACAAGCGTAGAACCAGAAGAAGAAAAGCTGGCTAGAAAGTCTGCACAGGCTTGGTTCTTTGCCTCAATAGGTGTAACAGCTAAAGACTTTGAAGAGGTTTGCGATCTTGCAGGTATAGAGCCTGTAAGAATGCGGACCTTTGCTTTTAAAGTTCTGAAGTCAAAAGAGATAAAGTATGTCCGAAGACGGATCAATACCGTCTTGTCATACAAATAACGAAGGAGTAAGATGCACCATGTCTTATCAAGACAGCGGAATGGACAGAACACAAGAAATCATAGAGTGGATGAAATCAGTGCCTACAAACAAAGAATATAAGTTTGACGAAGACAAGTATCTCAATGAGATTACTCAGTATGTTATCTCTACCTACAATCAACACTATGCACAGAGTAAGTATCAAGCTACAGATACTATTCTAGATGCAGGTTACGGTGAAGGTTTTTGCATGGGTAATATCATTAAGTATGCAAAAAGGTATGGCAAAAAGGACGGAAAGAATCGTAGAGACATAATGAAACTTATTCATTATGCTGTAATAATGTTGTATGTCCACGACTCACAAAAGGATGCCGAAAAAGGACATGAGAATGAGTAAATCTGAAAGGGCAAGTGAGTATAATAAAAAATACTACGAAAAAAATAAAGAGCGGATTAAGGAGAGACAAAAAAGTTATTATCTATCGAATAAAGATTCTGTACTGGCTTACCAAGAAAAATACCGTCAGGACAATCCTGAAAAGCTAACTAAGGTACAACAAACTTACTACGAAAAAAATTCAGAAAAGAAGAAGACGGCGGTTAAAAAGTATACTACCGAAAACAAAGAAAAGATTAGAGACAGAGAACTTAAATCAAAATTTGACATCTCTTTAGAAGACTATGAACAACTGCTTAAAGAACAAAATAACTGTTGTGCTATTTGTGAAAAAAATCAGGAAACATTTTCAAAGGCTTTGGCTGTAGATCACTGCCACACAACAGGAAAGGTTAGGGGCTTGCTTTGTCACCTATGCAATACTGCATTAGGGCTATTCAAAGACGATACTTTGCTTCTGAGCAAAGCTGTAGTATACTTAGAAATTCACGGCCATCATCAGCTAGAGGGAGAATAAGCCTGCCATGCCACAGTTCCGTTCCAATGAAAATCCTATGTTTCGCTCTAAGTTTAGCGAAGATATCTTCAAGCATAAGTACGCCCATCACGGCTGCGAAACATGGGACGCGCTAGCCAGCGTTCTTGTGGACGATGTTTGTCAAGAGTACATGACTGTATCAGAACGTTCTGAACTAAAGCGTATGATTACTGACCTAAAGTTTCTACCGGGAGGTCGTTACCTCTATTATGCAGGTCGTCCTAACAAGTTCTTTAACAACTGCTATCTGTTAAAAGCAGAAGAGGACACACGGGAAGATTGGGCAAATCTAAGCTGGAAGGCCGAGTCTTGTCTTATGACTGGCGGTGGTATCGGTGTTGACTATTCCGTCTATCGTGAAGAAGGACGTATTCTAGCAGGTACTGGTGGGCTGTCTTCAGGACCAATTCCAAAGATGCAGATGCTTAATGAGATTGGTCGTCGCGTCATGCAGGGCGGCAGCCGTCGTTCTGCAATCTATGCCAGCCTTAACTGGAAGCATCCAGACGTAGAGAAGTTTCTTAAGTGCAAGAACTGGTATGACATGCCTGTAGGCAATACGGGCTTCAGCATTGGTCAGGTCAAAGAGCAAGACTTTAACTTCATTGCTCCAATGGATATGACTAACATCAGCGTTAACTACGATACTGAATGGCTACTTAACTATTGGAGGACTGGAGATGTCGGTAGTACTTTTAGAACTAATGTCAAACAGGCACTATCAACAGCAGAACCCGGCTTCTCATTCAACTTCTTTGAAAAGGAAAGCGAGACACTACGAAATGCTTGCACCGAAGTTACTTCTAGCGACGATTCTGATGTTTGCAATCTTGGGTCTATTAATCTTGGTCGCATTGATTCGCTATCCGAGTTTGTCAATGTAGTAGAACTTGCAACTAAGTTTCTTCTTTGCGGCACTCTTCGTGCCAAGCTTCCATACGACAAGGTTTACGAGACAAGAGAGAAGAACCGTCGTCTCGGTCTAGGTCTGATGGGAATGCACGAATGGCTTATCAAGAAAGGCTACCGATATGAAGTCGTTCCTGAACTACATCAATGGCTGGCAGTCTATAAGGGAGTCAGCGATAGTGTTAGTGCCTCTTTTGCTGACGAGTTGTCTATTTCTCGGCCTTGCGCTAATAGGGCCATTGCTCCTACTGGAAGCATCGGCATTCTTGCTGGAACATCTACCGGAGTTGAACCTATCTTTGCAGTAGCTTACAAGCGTCGTTATCTCAAGGGTCAGAACCGTTGGCACTATCAGTATGTAGTAGACAGCGCAGCACAAGAGATTATCGACCTTTACGGCGTAGACCCAGAGAAGATTGAGTCTGCAATTGATCTGGCAGAAGACTACAAGCGTCGAATGGCTTTTCAGGCTGACGTACAAGACTACGTTGATATGTCTATCAGCAGCACCATCAATCTTCCATCTTGGGGAACTAAGCTTAACAATGAAGATACGGTTGAGGACTTTTGCTCTACTCTTGCCAGCTATGCTCATAGGCTGCGAGGTTTCACCGTGTACCCTGACGGATGCAGAGGGGGACAACCTCTTAGCAGTGTGCCTTATAAAGAGGCTGTAGAGAAGCTGGGCGAAGAGTTCGAAGAAGGCCTAGAGACTCACGATATCTGCGATATTACGGGTCACGGTGGTTCTTGCGGAGTTTAGCTAAAATGAAGTGGCCTTCTACTATGACAGGTACTGGCGGCTATCTTTCTGGAGAACTTAGAGTTACAAAGGAAGAGAACGTTCGCCTTAGATTTGAGAATGAAAGGCTTAAAGAAATACTTCGAAAGGTCTTTCCAGAAAAGTCAGGGCAGTACTTTTTATGTGGAGAAGGCGGCGATAAGGACGATATGGGCCTACCAAAACTTCTATTTGTCTGCCCTGCTTATGGTTTACAAGGATTTGCTTTATATAAAAAGGATAAAGAATACTCAGAGCCAATGTGGTAATAAACGCGAGCGTGGTGAAATTGGTAAACACAACGGACTTAAAATTCGTCAGCTTTATGCTTTGTGGGTTCGAGTCCCGCCGCTCGCACCATTCTTAAAAAAAGGGAGTAAGTCAAGTGCTTACATTTAATAAGTATCAAGAGAAGGCACTAAAGACTGCTATCTATCCAGATAAGTACAAAGTCATGTATACCACTATGGGCCTTACAGGAGAAGCTGGAGAAGTAGCCAATAAGGTCAAGAAGGTTTACCGAGATAGAGGCGGTGTAGTAGACGACAAGACTAGAACGGAACTGGCAGCAGAAATTGGAGACGTATTATGGTACTGTGCCTGCCTCTGTTCTGACTTAGGATTGTCTTTTAATTCAGTTGCTTTAAACAATCTTCATAAACTTGAGCAGCGTGACAAAAATGACACACTTCAAGGTTCTGGAGATAACCGCTGATTATGAAGTACAAGGTAAAAGTTCCAGTTCTTGACAACACGATGCTTTATCTGGTAGACTTATACGATCCAGACAAGCCAATGCTATTCCATTCCAAAGAGGATGCGCTAAAGTCTGCTTGTCTATTCCATTACTACGAGATAGTAGAACACACTGAGGGAGAGAAAGAGACAAAATGCCTAGAGATTATAAAAGAGAAAACAAACTCTACAAGTCTAAACCTGAACAAATCAAGCTTAGAGTCGAGCGAAACAAAGCCAGACGACACGCCATCAAAGAGGGTAAGGTCTCGAAGGGCGACGGCAAAGAAGTAGACCATATCGTTCCTCTAAGCAAAGGCGGTTCAAGTGCAGCATCGAACATCAGGATTACAACAAAGTCGAAGAACAGTTCGTTTAGTAGGAATCCGGATCGCTCAGTCAAGAAGAACAAACCTAAAAATAAAAAGTAAGTCGTTGAACGACGACAATGAAAAAAAGGAAACTATGACCGTATGCAAGAGAAAGTGCAAGTTGGATAAGGTTACAGATACTTGCACAGGCTGCGGTAGAACCATGCAACAAATCAGAGAAGCGTTTACAAATGCTAAGTGATTATCCTTACTACTGCTTTGAGAAAGAACTTCCCAAAGAGTTTTGCGATGGCATAGTAAAATTAGGTAAAGCACTGGCAGTTTCTTCTGCTTCTCTTCACGACAGAGAAACTTCCTTTTCTACATACGATCCGTCAGTCAGGAATAACAAGATTAGCTGGATCAGCAACAAAGAAGTAATAGATATTCTTCAGACATACGTACAGGTAGCTAACAGGAATGCTGGCTGGAACTTCGACGTAATGTCTTACGAAACACCACAATTCTCTGAATACGATAGTGAGCAGTTCTACGATTGGCATATCGACATGGGAGTAGAATCTGCTACAGATGTAGTAGTTAGAAAGCTATCTGTAAGCGTTGCTCTTAACGACGACTTTGAAGGTGGTGACTTTGAGATAGAGAAGTGGTGTTCTCCAGCAGAAAAGGATAGAGTTATAAAGGTAAAGGAGATGCGTACTGCCGGTAGCATCATTGTCTTTCCTTCCTTTATTCACCATAGAGTTACTCCAGTTACAAAAGGAAAAAGATACTCTCTAGTTTGCTGGTTCAGAGGACCGGATTTCTGTTAAGGTTCCGTAGCTCAGTTGGATTCAGAGCAGCAACCTTCTAATTTGTTTGTGTATTTAGAATCCTTATGGTATATTGGTGGCTAGTATCCCCTCTGTCTTCTAAACAGATGAAAGGGTAATTGGACACATGTCGGTTCGAGTCCGGCCTAGCCAGCCACTTACAGTATACAATGAGGCAATAAATGAAAAAGTGTAATACATGCGGTAAAACTAAAGATACGTCTGAGTTTTCAAAGAAAAATAAAGGTGCAGACGGTACGCAGAAATACCAATCAAAGTGTAAAGCATGCCATTCCGCATATTTAAAAGTTCATTATAGTAATAATAAACAATATTATAAAGATAAAGCCGTACTATCTAAAAAGAATTTTTATGAATTTTATAAAAATCTAAAGTCACAATTAAAATGTGAAGTATGTGGAGAATCACATCAGGCATGTTTAGAATTTCACCATCTAGACCCAACTACAAAAGAGGAGGATGTGGCTACGATAGTCTGGAAGGGTAGTAAACAGAAGCTGTTAGACGAGATAGCTAAGTGCAAAGTGCTGTGTGCTAATTGTCACAGAAAACACCACGCAGGAGACTTGAATATATAAGTGATTCCTACGGAATCGCCAATATACACTAAAAAAAAGTTCTTGACTTTTACAATTTAACTCCCTATACTTTAAAGGGTGAATAGCAGCCTCGCTTTATAAGGTGTTATTCACCCTTTTTTAATTTTTTTTAATCTCGCTTACAATTAAAAGGAGATACAATAATCATGCTAATCGAATTTTCTCCGCAGTTTGAAAAGATGCGTAACTTCATGCTAGGCTTTGACAAGTACGTAGAGCCATTGAAGTACGTAGCTGAAAGTGTCAGCAATACTACTGCATATCCACCACACAATCTTTACAAATCAAAAGATGGCTTTTTCATTGAAATGGCACTTGCTGGCTTTAATAAGAAGGATGTAGAACTTGAAGTAAGTCCTAATCTCCTAACTATTAAAGGAGAAGCAGGCACAGACAAGAAAGAGGAAGACACTCTTTTGTCTCCACTATTCAAAGGCATCGCTACTCGTAGGTTTACTCGCGTGTTCTACTTAGGCGAACACATGAAAGTAACTCATGCAGAAATGAAAGAAGGACTTCTCACAATCAAAGTTGAGAAAGTACTTCCAGATGCTGAGAAGACTGTAAAGATCGAAGTACAGTAAAAAAAGAGAGAGAGAAAGGCTTTTCATTGTTCAATAAACTCCCTACCATCTACATTGGTTACGATCCAAAAGAGTACGATTACTACCGTGTTCTAAAGAAGTCTATCGAAATGAACACAAACGATAGCTACAA